TTTGCGACTTAGCTGATCGGATTCGACGTTGTGCAGATGCTCTATAAGAGAAGGGGGATTATCTAATCACAAATCAAGTCACTAGGCACCCCTTCTTTATGACCCCTGGGATTTTATCTCGGGGGTCTTTCAATCACATCGATATAAAGTTGATAGCCCACCCCCTTGCGTGTAAAGGTAGCGGGCTATCAATTTTGGCACTTCAGATTAAGCGACGGATGAGCGGGATCCATATCCTCCTAGCCTTCCATAGAGCAAAAGTAGTGACCACTGAAACAAGTATCCAGAAGCCTGCTATCTGTTTCTTCTGCCATGGTGTAAGAGGCCTAGCAACCTCTTGGATGTTGGCCTTTACGATTTCCCTATCTCTATATACGACGCTATCACGTATCTTAGTTGGTACACTCGTCTCTATACCCCGTGTACCCGATTTTGTCTCTAGCCGATGCGAGAGTATACCATCGGAGGAAACATGCGCTTCGCTAATAGCCCAGTCTGTTTCCAGCCTACTGGTGCTATCTTTGAGCACACTCTGAGCTGTCTGCTTCGGGACCTCGACGTAGACTGTATCCCTCCGCCATTCGGTGCGCTCTCTGACTTCTATACGGACGCTATCCTTGCTTGCCTCTACCTGCTTAGACGTGTGTCGTCTTGCGCCACATCCAATGCAGATCATAATTGTGATGATTCCCAAAGAAATGAGCATCATACACACGAATGTATCTCTTTTGATTAGCATACTCACTTCCCTTCCGTTAATTTATCATGCACCTTATCCCAAAAGCCCCCTGGGAATGGCATGCTGGGTGTCGTTCCAGGCTTACTGTCGCCCCCTGTGGGTGAATCTAGTGCCGTTTCATTGGGGTAGAACTCTGGATGCCATTCTTTGTCTAGGGAGATAGCTTCAGACTCATCCAAGATTAACCAGTCACCCTGCCACTCCTTCCGTATACGAACAATTCGCCCAACAGCTTTGAGCTTATGATTGACTAGCATCTTACCCTCAGGTGCATCTAGTCTAATTGAATATCCTTTTCCCATAATAATGATTCTATCTATAGGTGATAGCCCAGCCCTTAGCAGAGGCCATCTCGCCTAACTCTTCCATATCTGTACGGTGTGTGTCTGCTAGGGTTTGAGGAAAGTAGATTGTCTTACCAATGACACTCTGTGCCTCAGTGATGAGATACCGAGCACTATCAAGAGATAGCCTAGGGGATGTATGAAAAGCGATATTGTCCTTAATGCCTTTTAGGCGGATCTCTTCAAGAGCTGAACAGCCATTAACGATATTACCTATATCAGCATTAGTAACATCGATTATACCCGTGACAACACGAAGGGACGTACAGCCCTGGAACATCCCATTAGCAGACCGAATTTCACTCCCAAACTGGAGATCGATACGTTCAATTAGGGCACATCCAGTGATTAGTCCTCTTACATCCTTGACTCGTGGTAATGCTCCAATCTTGATACTTGTTAGATTAGAACAACCACCTGCCACAAAGTTCGCATCTACACAGAGCGGAGCATCACCTATAGTAATGCTCTCTAGCATAGGGCAATTTTGGAAGATGCTTACTAGATGCGTGCACTTGGGGAGGTTGGGTATCACAACATGACCTCGTGCAAGGCTGCAGTCACGGCCATAATGGGATAGATTGCTTGCTTGATCCAGCCCCATTACCTCTGGGAAGACTGATAGGTTGGCACACATTCCGAAAGTCCAACTGAGATCAGCTGGATTATAGCTCGGAGCAACTATCATATTAGGCATGCGTTCCTGAGGGCTCTTGTAGTAGAATTCCTTCCTATAGATTTGCATTGTAGGAGGGATATAAGATCGTATGGCTTCTGCATATTGTTCTAGTTGTGCATCATCTGATATAGTGACCCCTCTCTCTCTCATAGCCTCTCTCAATGCTCGCTCACTATCGTATATTCGTTTCCACTCCAGAGCAAATTCTTTCGGACTTTGCATATTATAAAAGTTTTAGTAGTTCGACAATTGGGCCCCAAGGATTTGCCCATTCCGCCTCGGTCATTTTGGGATCATCCATGGTCGTGGCAAGATAGCTTTGGTAGGCACTTCTTCCAGGTGCCCCCTTATAAGATCTTATAAGATCTAGGTACTGAGTTATGGTACTACACAAACCTTCTCTCACCGCCCAATCAAAGGCGCTTAGTCCGGGGTCACCTTTATCACCCTGTATCATACCTTGCACTACCAGGCGCAACTCTTCAGCCATTGGCCTTGTGGCCTCGCTTGGAGCCACAGCGCGACATAGATCCCTAGAGAGTACGATTAGGCGTTTACCGTCATCGTAGTGAGGGTTCATCTCATTATAGGAGACATCCAGTCGATACACACCAGGGCCTAGTACATTGGTGAGTTCCCCCGATATCTCTACGAGTAGCTGACCTCCTTGTACGGTCACAGCCGTTGGCTTTGCCATACACCCACACTCTGAGTTGCAGATTATGATAGATAGGTCTATCATCTCTTCGGGTCTGACAAGTACATCGCTCTCCCCTGGCTGATCCAAGGTTGGATCCTTCCCTCGTCGATATACAACCACGGGGAAAAGGTGGTCTCCCCCTATTGCTATTCTAGGCAATACTTTCTTGATCATAGCTTGCTCCTCACTTTTTACTCTTATATCCGTATCCATTGTAGTCTAGCACTTGTCCTCGGGGGGAGCGGTCAGTGGGTGCAATTGAGACATGCACCCACTGACCTCGTCGAGGATGCTCCCAGATGAGCTGGTCAAAGCCTCCGAGGGCTCTAATTACCTCGAATAGGCGCGGAAGGTCCTCCGTGACAAGGTCTGCAGCTAGACCATAGAGGTGCTGGCTATCTGGGACGCCACCAACAGCTTTATTGAGGCGAGGACTCCGGTAGCCACTAGACACTCGGATTGGAGCACCATAAGCCTCACGGATCTCGTCGAGGTAGACCATAAGACGGTGAAGATTGGAGAGAGCCACGGGGGTAGGCGTGTTAGACCAGCCACGATTTGTAGCGGTCGAGCTATATGTAAGCTCGGAGAGGGCAAAGTACTTAGCCATTGGACTGGGGTTGGGAGTCATCTTGAGTCTGATTTTTAGAGCGGATAAGACGGGAAAGTTGTTGGATATCCTCTTCAGATAAACCTTTAGTCTTCGCCCGTAATATGAGGTGGAGAGCGCTCTCTAAAACTTCGAGTCCACCTTGAACTTTGTCGGATAGAATAACTTCGTCCCCGTCAGGGCGGGATGGGTCATTCACGGAGCGATTTTCATAAACGCTACGGAGTTCAATAATGAGGACGAGGATGGTACCAAGGGCGCAGAAGTATGGGAGCTCTGGCATACTGAAACGAGTCCAGAAATCCACGATGTAGAGAGCAACATCCATCATGGAAAGCAGAAGCAGGCAGGAGAGGTAACTATTAACCTTGCTGACAGTCGCCCTCAGAGCCTTACTTGTACGTGCAACTCCGAGACGCTTCGCCTTGTGCCAGCCACTAGAGAGGTCTATGAGCACCGCTATGAGCACTATTCCATGTAGAGCGACAAAGAGGAGGCTATCTCGGATGAGATCGGCTGTGGAAACTAGTGTGGTGAGTGTTGGGAACATAGAGATAGGGAATGAAATGATGAATAGATAGACGTTATCGAGTCTTATGTCGGGAGGCCACAGTGGAGAGCTGGAGAATGTCTCGGGCGCGAATGCGCCCTTCGACTTCTACCCTCAAGGCACTAGTACTAGTGAGATGGTTCGCCAACCGCCCCTGCTGGGCTTTATTGAGGATGAGCTCTCCTGGATTGACGCGTGCTAGTACGCGGTCACCAGAACCATCACCACCTGGGACAATCCCTCCACTGGCAAACTTGGGCACCTTGTTGGCTGAAGAGGCGATAGTAGCGATTAGGGCACCGATCATAGCACCTGCAATAGCGACACCAACAAAGGGGAGGGCAGCATGCGCTTTTGCGACCTTAGCTGCGGCTCCGATGGTGTCAGCCTTGGTCTCTATAGTGGTAGCAGCGGTTCGTGTGGCGGAGAGTCCTACTTCGGTGGCTGTACTGGTAGTCTCAGCTGTCGTAACAGCTGTCGTCTGGGCAATCTTTTGGGCGGTGAGAGCCTGCTCTACGGCAGCAGCAGTTTCACGAGCTTTAGTGAGTTCCTGGACCATAGAGACGAGGCTAAGGATCGTGTCGATACCTTGGCTGGCGGAGTCGAAGACTGCGAAGAAGCGCTCCCAGGCACTGGCACTCTCGTCAGGGTCGAAGGCTTTCTTTAGTCCGTCAAAGGCACTCTTTAGGTTGCGGGCGCTTTGAGCGACGGTCTTGATCCCGGAGAGGGTATTGTCAGCGATGGCCTCCTGATACTTTTTGAGATCCTCGGAGAGCTCTGCTAGCTTTATAGCCTGGCCAAGTGTCTTGACTTCGGCTTGTGCCTTCTGCAAGGCTTCTCCAACCTCCAGTCCAGCCTTCTGGGCTTTCTCTAGCTGGCCGATATACTCATCAAGGAGCTCTTTCTCATCCTTTCGCTTGTCAAGGTCTGTCTTCTTGTAGTCAAGCGTCGTATCACGGCTCTTTCGTGAGGGTAGAAGGCTGGGGGTAAGCTTTTGAAGGTCACTCTGCAATTCTTCTGATAGCTGGCTCTTGCGGATCTCCTCACCCGAGGTGGAGGTCTCGGTGGAGACGATCTTTCGACGGGTGGATGCGATGAGTTCAGCGAGAGCCTTATAGTACTCCTTCTCTGACAAGACGCCTTCGGTACGCTCCAGTGAGAGGATTTTTGTCTGATGGGTGTACTCACGCTGCAGGGAGGCGATAGCAGACACTTCGGCTATCTCAGAGAGCTTGGCTTGGACATAGGCATCGGAGGCATCAAGCTCACGGCCTGAGGCGATGAGAGCAGAAAGTTCTGCCTTGGCTCGGTCAGCACGTGCGTTTCGAAGGTCGTCTTCGCTAGCAATACCGGCCGATACCTTAGCGGAGAGAGCTCGGAGCTCGGTAGTGCTCTTTTGCTTCTCTTCGATGAGATCTCGATCGGTAAGAAGAAGTGTCTGGAGCCTCTTGTACTGCTCGTCCTCTAGGGATCGAGCTCCCAGGAGAGATGCTAAGCGTTCAGTGTGAGTCTGGGCAACCTTATCGAGGGCAAGTCGATAGTCGTCGGTACTCTTGTAGAGCTGTGCTGTACGCTTGTTCTCGACCTCCTGTAAGTCTTTCGCAGCAGCCTCTCGGGCTCGTTCGAGATCAGACTTCTTACCCTTCTTATCCTCCTCACCACTACCAGCAGTAGATCCTTGACCTTGAAATCTTCCGCCTATCTCCTTGACAGCAGCATTTGCTTCCCCCTCGACGTGCAGGCGCTTGACCTGAAGCTCTTGGATCTTTGCTTCTGCATCTTGGCCGATGAAAGCACGCGTTCCTGCATCCTTGAGATCCGAAAAGGTATTGCCTTTATTGGCAGCGCTATAGTAGAAGGACTGCTCGGCCTTCGTTGCCCAACTCCCCCGGAGGCTATGATGGATAGTATTCAGAAGAGCTGCTCTATCCTTGGCTGGATCCCAGCTAGATCCGACGCGAGCATAGGTCTCGCGCATCCATGCAGTCATCTCCTCTTTTGTGGCTGTAGCATAACGGGCAATGACACCACGGACAGCACTCTGCTGATCGGCACTGAGCGTCTTTCCACCACGCTCTAGGTGATATTCATAGAGCTCTTGTTGAGGCTTACGGCTATCCTTACTAGTCTCACTATAGAAGTCGATCTGCCGGTCGATATCCTTAAGTTGTACGATCTTGTCTACTATAGATCGAATCTGGTCGTACTTACCAGCAATGCGGTCTAGGCTCCCCTCCTGAAGGCCTAGACTCCTCTCTAACTGGCGCTGTACAGTCTTCTGCTCTTCGAGCTTGCCATGTAGGCTCTTGTATAGATCGAAGAGTCGAAGAATCTGGATAGCCTCATCACCCCGAGTGGAAGTTAGAGCCTTCTGCTTCGCCAAATATTGATCTTGAAGTCCATTGATCTCCTTCTGCTTGTTGTACCAATCGACCATAGCAGTGACAACGGCTGTGATAGCACCGATAATCGCCATGGGCACAAGGGTAGAGAGGAGGCTACGGACCGTAGCTACAGCTGAAGCCCAGAGAACACGGAAGGTAGCCGTGGTACGTGTCCAGAGGGAGACGGTGGAAACAGCGGCCTGCTCTTGGCTCGCCACAATGCTGGCAGACTGACGTTGGAAAGAAAGCTGACCAGCGAACTGTGTAGCTCGCTGGGCATTCCCCACGCCCGACATGCTACCAGCGGACGTCGGGACGGATGTAGCTCGAGCAGCTAGGGCTGCACGCTCTCGGTCAAGGGCTGCTTGTAGGGAGGCGAGACGCTTCTGCCTCTGCTCTTCATTCTTGCTGTGGGCTTCAGATAGGAGCTCACGACGTCTGTACTGGGCTTCGTTGAGAGCCTGCCCGCTGATAGCGATTTTCTTCTGCAGCTCGTCAGCCTTGAAAGCGTATCGGATCTCGGCTTGCTCACGGATTGCTGTATTCCGGGCGTGAAGTCGAGAGGCTTCAGCTAAAACCTTATCATAGGTTATTTTGGCCTCAGAGATCGTCTTTGCATCACCACCAGCGTGGGCAGTTGCAAGAGTTTGCTTAGCAACGGCTAGACGCTTTGCCACCTCTAGCTCGGAGGCTTCCAGTCCACGTAAGTAGGACTGGTGGAGAGCTGTGAGTTGGCGGTACTCAGCCTGTGCCTTACTAAGGTTTGCCACGGCGGAAGAAAATCCCTTGTCACCAGACGCTTGCGCCTTAACTATGCGGTTCGCCTCGGACTTTGTGGGAGCAGTAGCCTTCTCTAGCGCTGCTTCAGCACGTGCGACCTTCTCCTGAGCAGAACGGAGGGCCTTCTCGGCATCAGACTTTGCTTTTTGGGCAACGCTCTTGGCTCTAGCGTCATCAGCGATGGCTTGTGCTTGGCTAGCACGAATAGCAGCACCAGCCTCACTCCAGGCATTGGAGAACTTCCCCCAAAGCTTGCCTGCGAGCAAGGCACCCGCCCAGATGTAGAAGTTAGATAGATGTGTACGAAGATATTCAAGCAGTCCCCTTACAATATCCACAGCTTGCTTAAAGTGATCGCCAATCCTTAGGGCATCAGTCAGATCGGAGAAGGCATTCTTCAAGCGCCCGAGGCTAGCCTCGAGGTTATCTGTCGAGGTCTCACCACTGAGTTTAGCCAACTCATCGGAGAACTTACCCATAATCTCGGAGCTCCGGAGCTTACCTTCCTTCAAAAGCCTATCGAGCTGTCCAACTGATACACCTGCAGCATTTGCCATGGCCTGCATTGCGACAGGGATGCGCTCGCCCAGCTGCTGACGTAGCTCCTCGCTGGAAATCTTTCCCTTCCCCATCATCTGTGTAATGGCAGCCATTGTAAGGGTTGCCTCCCCTCCTGATACGCCAAAGGACGTCATCGCTTTGGAGATATTAGCGAAGATACGCTCCTGTTCAGCTACAGCAACTCCTGCAGGTGTAGCGGCTGCCTTGAATTTAGCAAAGGCCTCCGTGAGACCGATGAGATCGGTGCCGTACTTATTTGATAGCTCAGAGACAAAGCGAAGACTCTGCCCGTACTCGCGCGCATCAGCACTAACATTACGAAGAGTGGTACGAGCACGGCCTGCTTCACGAGCCGTGGAAACAAGTGACGAGAGGAGCCCTGAGAGCGATGAGATGCCAGCACCAAGAGCCCCAGCCATTGCTATGGCTTGGAACTGGATACCTCGCAGGGCATTCATAGCACCTTCGGCCTTCTGGCGGAACTTGTCCGCTAGAAGCTCTAGACGAACGGAGAAGGAGAGATTGTTGGCCATTGCTGTAGTGCAGAGCTATTCTCTTATGAGTAGGAGAGATGAGGGTATGCTGATCTATGGGGTATAGGTAGCTCCTCGGAGGATGTCAAGTACGGCGGAGCGTTCTGCAGAACGCTCT